CTGCGAAAGTCAAAAACAACCTGAACAATTTGCAACACCTGTAAATATTTCTTTACATATCTCTTGACATACACCTATCGTACATCTATCATTCATACATCAACAACGCACACCGAAGGGAAACGAAATGATCAGCAACAGCAAGCAAGCCTGGGAAGTCGGCGAAGTGGTGAAGGTCGGTTTCCTGACCCTGAGGGTGACGGCGAAAGAGCCGTCACCCGGCGACTGGGCACCCGATGCCTACCTGCTCTGCGGCCTCGGCGACAAGCACGACCGCAAGTACCGCTTCGTCCCCCATAACGGAATCGAGAGACTGCAGTGATCAGAACGAACATCTTTCTGACCGAGCCGCAACTCGCCGCTCTGCGCCGCCTGTCCGACTCCACTGGCCTCTCCGTGGCCGAACTCATCCGCCGCGCCATCGATACCTACATGGCCGACATTACCCCGATCGCCGGCAAGCAGTAATACGCATCAGGACGCCAGATTTTCCGGCCGGTAAGGATTCATACGTCCGCCCTGCCGCTCGTGCGCTGTGGCTGATCCTCGCACGTCCCAGCCCTATTCATAGTCCTCTGCCCGCCAGCATTTCGGGTCCAGCACCAGATATTCGGCCCGCACCACCACCAGCGGCAGGGTCCGCTTGCCGGGGAGGTGGACGAGGATGCCCTCGGCGGCGATGGTGTAGGTGCAGCGCATGCCGTCCACGACCAGCAGCTCCTCGGCCGTCCACGGCCGGCTCTTGCGGCCACCGCCGGACCACTTGACCGGCGTCGGGCGTACCACGGTGAGGTGGGCTTTCATGAACCGTAACCCTTCATTTCCGCCCGCCGGGTCGACTCCTGCGTCCTCCAGATTTCCGCGCCCATCTCGGCGATTTTCAGGAGCCAGCGGCTACGCTCGGACACCTCCACCGCTGCCTTCAGCGCCTGCAGCAGTTCGACGTAGTCGGGGTGTGCCAGCGCATCCCGCTCCTGTGCCGCCGAGGTCTTCACGCCCTGCGCCTCCGCAGCTTTCATGAGAATCGCCAGCTTGCTCTTCCGAAACTCCTCGAGGTACACCGTGTTCGCCCGCGCCTTGGCGTAGTCGTCGGCGAGCTGCCGCAACTCGGCCATCCGCCGCTCGATTGCCTCGCTCATGTCGCCTCTGCTATCGAAAATACTTTGCGCTGCCGCTCGTCGGCATCTCTTTTGTCCGCAGCCGTGCCCTTCATGCTCGCGTCGTACTCCTCGAACGGCACCGCCCGATACAGCCCGGTCGCTACCCAGCGCGCGAACTTGGTCAAATCCTTGCGCGACCGGTTGTAGACCATCGGATAGGGCTCGATTCCGATCTCGATCATCCGGTTGAATCGATGCCAGATCCGCGGCCAGGTTTCCAGCGGATCGAAGCCGACCAGCATGTACGCCATCAGGTGCTTCGCCGGGATACCGGCACGCCCGAGCGTATCGACGCCGCGAAAGAAAATCCGCTCGTCGCCGATGTTGTCCCACGCCGTGTACAGCTTGCGCTCGTTGAATTTCGTGTTTCGGTACTCGATGGTTGCCAGTGCCGCTGCCGCCTCGTCGTCGATCAACCGCACATTGATGCCTTGCGACAGACAGACCTTAAACCCACCGTCGCGAATTTCGGCAATGCGTGCCCGCCACTGTTCCGCCGGCTGACCAAAGAAGTCGTTGTCCAGCAGGTGCAAGTGCTTCGGCCATGACTCGCCGCGCCAGATGTCGGCGATGGTCGCCACGCTGCGGTTCTTGCCTTCCTTCGCCGGCACTACACAGAATTTGCATTTCAGCCGGCACCCGCGCTGCGTAAAGCCCAGCGAACCGTCGAAGTCGGCGAACCCATCGTAGTCGACGCCGTCGAAGTCGCCGACGATGTCCTCGACATTCGGCCCGCCGATGATGCCAGTGCCGCCCAGGATTGCCCCCGGCCATGCCTTGCGGAAGCGCTCGGTGCGGGCTTCGGAGAAGGCGAAGATGGTACTGCCGTAGACCCGGTCGTAGGCCAGCTCGAACAGGTCCGGCTCGATGCGCCGCGTGACATGAACGTTGTCGCCTTGCGCCTTGTGATACGCCGCAAGCTTCATCAATGCTAGGTTCGGCAGCGCGCCGTCGATCTGCGTCAGGCGAACGATCATTTGGTTTTCCCGGCAAGACCGCACAGCGTGTCCCACGCCGCCTCGTAGCGTTCCCAAGTGCCGGCGGAATTCGCCTCGTTTTCTGCGGTTGCCGCTACCAGTTCATCGATGGCCGCCTGTAGTCGCGCTAGTTCGCGCTCCAGTTCGCGAGCGAACTCTACCGCCACAGAATCCGAGGCGTAGCGCTTGCGTTCGTTGTCCGTGCGCGGTGTCTCGCTCACTTGCGCTTCCTCTTCCACCGCTCGACCAGCCCCAGCGCCACCAGGCCCAGGCCGATCAGCGCGATCACGATGATCCACGCCACCACGTCGTCATCGCTCACGGGTATGCACCTGCATCATCTCCAGCGCCTCCTCCAACGTCTTCACCACCACCGCCGTGCCGCGCCAGTGCACGAGAAATTCCAGCTCGTCCGGGGTCAGCTCGCGCCGGCTCGGGCTCTTGCTGCCGTCCTTCAGTTCGAGCAACAGATTCACGCCGCGGAAGCCGCAGAGGATGTCGGGACAGCCATCGCCCACGGCGTGCAACGACAGCACCGAGCAGCCCATCTTGCGCAGGCCGGCCACGATTTCGCTGTGGTTGGCGTCGACGCGGGCCGCTCTGCGCCTCATTCCTTGTGCTCGCCATAGACGACCCGCAAGCCGATCGGCTCGTGATAGCGCCCCGTTATCCGGTCCCACGTCAGATCGACGATCCCTGACCGTCCGACGTTCTTGAAACGGACTTTTTGGACGTGGATCTCCACATTCTGGCTGTCCGGGTTGGCCAGATCACGCCAGACGGTGAGCGCGTTGTCGGCCTTGTTCCAGAAATGCGCCGAGCCACTGATGGCATCCGGGGTCGGTATCGGCAGCTTGCCGCTATCGTCCCGACGCAGCTTCTGCGGATGCGCAACAATCCACACATGCACCTCGCACTGACGCGCCCAGTTGCGGATCATCGACAGGGTTTTCGATATGTACTCGGTCTCGCTCAAGCCCACCGGACGCCAGTGCTCCAGCTCATTCCACGGATCGATGACCAGACCCCGCTTGCCAGGGACTTCGCCGTCGAGATAACCAGCAGCCGCAGTCAATACCGAAGCCGGCGAAATGGCGCCGTTCTCGACTGCCATGAACCGGAACGACTTGGACAGCACATTGGCGTAATGCACCACTTCTTCCCGCGTCAGACGCTCGGTAGGTCCCTCTCCGAACGGCTTGCCGGACAGCTTCTCCATCAGCTTGGCTGCATGCAATGCAATTGGCTGATTCTCGGGACTGAAGATCGCCATGCGCCAGTTCTGCCGCGACAGGTTGACCAGCAACGCATCCAGCCATTCCGACTTGCCCGATGATGGCCAGCCGGTAACGATGGTGATCTGCCCAGGCATCACGGTGTAGTGCCGGTCCAGCGATGGCCAGCCGGTCTTGTCCCCGGCCGGCATGCCGTGATCCCACAAACCCTCTAGTTCCGGCCGTATCGCAATGGGACCGACCACCTTCGGATGTTGCACTTCCTTTTCGCCTTCAGGGTAATGCGTCATATCGATACCCTCCTCTCGGTTTCTACGGCAGGCAGTTCATCTTCCCATCGCTTCTTGTTCAGCCATGACGCCGGATACGGAATGAACTGTCCGTTCTCCTTGCGCCAGTCCTTGGAAATCTTCGCCCGCTCGATCGCATCGAAAATTCGGTCTTGCAGGGATTGGTCGGGGTGCAGTTTGTCCCACGCCTTCATGGCGTCTCCTTTCGACTTCTTGCGCGGATAGGCTTGCCAGAAATGCGCAAAGGCTGCGCCATTTGCGGCCCCATTCACCACACTCATCCTCGTCCCCTTGGGGACTATAGGGGTTATATCTCTTCTCTTCTCTTCTCTGGTAGACGCCTTTGTAGACGGTGCTGCGTCTACATTTGCGTCTACAGAAACGTCTACATTTTCCCGCCATTTTTTCTGGCGCCTGTTCTTAAGTGCCCGTTTTTTAGCGGTTTCTCCGTTATGGTTGTTCCAGTTGACCATTTCCATCCTGGTCGGCAATGCGTGAAATTTGAGCCAACCGATCTCACGCATGACGCTACTGAAGCCAGCGCACGACATCACTGCGTCTACATCAGCGTCTACAACACCGTCTACAACACCGTCTACACAGTTGTCGTCACACCAGATGAAAAAATCGACCATCAGCCCGACCATCTCGCGCCGGCTGAAGCCGAGCATGCGGGCCATTTTCAGTACCTCGGCCTTATTGGCGGTAGCGTGTTCGATCTTGATCCAATCCCCGGCCATGTCATACCGCCTCGTGTTTGGCTTTCGCGCACTGGTCAAGAGCCTTCGAGAGGTCAGCACTGTTCAAATCATCGCGTCCGATCGCGCACAGCAAATCCCAGATACCAAAGCGCAGGGCCAGCCACTGGTCTGGAGTCCAGCGACCGGGAACCGAGCCATCCTCGAAAAATGACCAGAACTGGCTTGCCACTCCGTCAATGGCATCAAACGAGGCACCACCAACAATCAGCGAGCGGACAAACAATGCTCCCGGATCTAACAGATGCATGCGCTCGTGGCAGGTCTCGCAAGTAGTAACGAGATAGTTTTCGTTGTAGTCCCAGGGATCGCGGCCCTTGCGGTATTTAAGATGATGCACATTCAAGGTCGACGACTCGTCGCCGCAGAGGCGGCATTTGAAACGGTCGCGTTCCATGATTTCGAGGCGCTTGCGCTGCCAGCGCGGGTCGCGGAGTTTTTCGCTGTACGTCGTCTGCATTTCCATTCCAAAGCTGTTGTTGTTCTTGCCTACCCTGTGCGGCACCTCCTCAGACGCCGCTATTCCTGCAAATCCCTGTGGATGCCCTTGAATCCCAGTCGCCTTATTTTTTCCGATGCCACCATGAGCGTATGCACTCGACCGAGCAAACACTCCTCAAGGATGCGTCGTGCGATCTCCGATTTGTCCTGCTCTTCGAGCGTCGCCAGCGCAGCCAGCACGCGATCGGCGTCGGAACACAGCCGCACGTGCGTCGATTTCAGCGGCTCGCTCACCCATATCCGCCGACGAATGTGAAAGACCCCGACCGCCGTCCCGAGGACGCCACGGTCGAGGTGAAACCGTGCCGACGGCACGGACGCGCAGCCGTACCCAGCCGCGAATAGGAATAATTCATTGTTTACTCGTTGGCGTTCGCCACCAGACGCTTCAGCGGATTGGCCGGAAGGAAGCAGCGGGGATCAGCTTTCAGCTTGCCGGCAGTGATGACCTCGAGCTGGATCTGCCGGATCGGTGGCGGCTCCTCGCCCCACTCGGCGATGGTCGATTGCGCCATGCCCAGGGCCGCGGCCGTCTTCATCTGCGTCCCAAAAAATGCGATCACGTCGGAGGTTTTCATGCTGATTGCGCTCGCTGTATTGAAGTGGCCTGCCGATCATTATCGGAATCGCGATAAGACTTGTCAATGGTTTTCTTATCGGCAAGGCGATGCATATATTGACGACAATCGCCCGGTGGGCATTGGCGGCATAATTAAAGCTCAGCGTTTGGCCAGGGGGATGAAGCAGATTCCTTTTGCCAAAGCTGTCGGCATCTCTCAGTCGGCCCTCGCCGACATCGAGAACGACAACACCACCAACTTGCGCGCTTTGACCCTGTTCAAGCTCGCCGACTACCTGAAGCTGCATCCGCGCTATCTGCTGACGCAGAAAGGCCCGGAGATCTGGTCGGCAACGAACACGGAACAGGAAGCGCGCCTGCTCGACGCCTTCCGCGAGCTGCAGCCGGAAGCGCGGGCCGAGGTCGTCGGCCGGGTGCTGGGCATGCTCGACGCCAGCCCGCACGCCAATCGCGTCAATCCCTACCGCGACGCCCCGAAGGTCATCACCATCCCCGACGATGACGCTGCTCCCAAAGCCTTGCCGGCGCCGCCACTCGCCAAAAAACAGCGCCCGAAGACGTAACCAGCAACACCCGCTCTGCTGACCTGAAACACCGTCCGGTGTTGCGTTTGCGCTAAAATATCGGCATCGCGATAAATATTTCTTGACATGAATTATCGGAGACGCGATACTCACTCCATCGGCACCACACAACAAAGGAGAGAACAGAGTGAAACCCAGCATCAGCTCGCACTACCAGAACGACGACAGCCGCCAGTGGCGCTTCGAGCGCACCTCCGGCCTGCCCCGCGGCTACTTCGGGCACCGCATCCGCCTCACCCCCGACCTCGCCGTCGCCCTTGCCCTGCTGCTGGCCGCCATCGCCCTGCTGGTGCTCGCATGAGCGCCCTCGTCAACGGCAGCGAAATCGCCGACATCGTCGTCCACTACGTGTTCCCGCCCTTCGGCTCGCAGGAGTTCAGTTACACCGCCCGCCGCGAGGGCAACAGCGAAATGATTGGCCGCGGGAGTAATCCTGAAAGTGCCATCGAAGATCTGATCCAACAGGAGCAAGCAGAGTGACCACGCCAGACATCGACATCACCGAAGTATTCCCGCCGATGACAGGAATCGGCGGCATCTACTACGCCACCCGCGACGGCTACGAGCCCGGTCTTCCCTGCGGCGTGGGCACGACCCCGGAAGCCGCCACCGCCGACTTGATCGAACAGGAGCAGGACCAGTGACCTACTACCGCAGCAGCAGCAGTTACGCCGACTACCAGGCCGACGAGTCCCGCGCCGAGCAGGAAAACGAATACGGCGCCGAGATGCGCGACCGGGCCCGTGCCGACCTCATCGCCCAGTGCGCAGTCGCCGGCGAGATCCGCTCCGAGTGGCTGAACTTCTGCGACGAGTGCCGCGAAGTCAGCGCCGAGGATTTCATCCGCGGTCTCGAGGACATCGGCCACGACTGGTTCGAACGCGCCGTCGCCGAACAATGGGAAAACTTCGAAGGAGCCATGCAATGAACAACACGCAATCCGGAGTACGCACCCTCGCTGAAGTGTGCCGGCCAGCCACCACCGATGCCGCCATGATCGCCACCGGCAATCGTCTGCAGTCCGCCGGTCCAGCACTGGCGCAGTGGATGTGGAAAAGCTGGTGCAAGCAGACGCAATCCGACAAGTTCTTGAGGGAGCTGCAATGAACAATACCGACGCCATCGTCGTCGAGAACCTGCATCGCGAGCAGGCCGGCCAGTTGCGCAGCTATGACCAGATCAGCGCCGATCTCTGCCGAAAAGTGCGCGAGGAGCTGATCTGGCGGCTGCAGATTCACGACGTGGACGCCACCACCGACTTCATCGACTGGCTCCCCCGCGTGGCCATCGCCGACATCCTCAATCCGGGTGAGCTGACGCACCGGGAAATGATCGACCGCCTGCAAGTACGCTGGGTCGATCAGCTCCTCGCCCACAAGGGCTGGGGCTGGGTCGATGTGATGTACCGACTGGGAGTGACCGAATGACTACGGAAAACGAAATGCAAGTCTTTACAGCTATCAGCAAGGTTATGGCGACGTTGGCGAAAGCCGGCATCAGCAAGGACCGCCGCAACGAACAGCAGAACTACAAGTTCCGCGGCATCGATGATGTCTACAACGCGCTGTCGTCCGCACTGGTCGATGCCGGGCTGGTAATCATCCCCAGGTTTGCCAACCGACACGTGGTCGAGCGCATTACCGCCAAAGGCTCCGTGCTGTTCTATACCTCGATGGAAGGCCACTTCCGCATATTCCACGTCGGCGGCTCCTGCGTTGAGGTCGGCCCGTTCTACGGCGAGGCTATGGATTCCGGCGACAAGAGCAGCAACAAGGCGATGAGTGCTGCCTACAAGTACATGGCGATGGAGGTGTTCTGCATCCCGACCGAGGGCGACAACGACGCCGACGGCACCACTCACGACGAGATCGCAGCGGTTGACCGCGTACTGACCGCTGCGGCCAAGACCAAAGCGCACAAGGGCACGCTCGCCTTCCGCACCTATTACAAGACGCTGTCGAAGGATGACCGGCACAAACTCGAGGGCCGCATGGACGGGCTCAAGGCGCTGGCCCAGACCGCAGACATCGCCGGCTTCACCGCCGAGATGGACAGGGAGGATGCCAGTGCCTGACGGTAACCTCAATGCCCCTCAGGGCAGCGCCGAATGGCTGCAAGCGCGTGTCGGCCGGCTGACCGCCTCCCGCTTCAATGACGTCCTCGCCAAACCGGAGACCGCAGCCTATCGCGGCTATCTGCTGCAGATCGTCACCGAGCGCCTCACCGGCCAGCCGCAGGAGTCGGGCTATGTCAACGACGCCATGACCTGGGGCACAGAGACCGAGCCACTGGCCCGCCATGCTTACCAGACCGAGACCGGCGACGTCGTCACCGAGTGCGGCCTCGTCCTGCTCGACGACTGGATCGCCGGTTCGCCCGATGGCCTTCTCGGCGATGACGGCGTGGTCGAATTCAAATGTCCGAAGTCCACCACGCATGTTGACTGGATCGATGCCGGAAAGCTGCCGGCACGGCACAAGGCGCAGGTTCAAGGTCTGCTCCTCATCACGGGTCGGCAATGGGCGCACTTCGTCACCTTCGACCCACGCATGCCGCTGCACCTGCGGCTATGGATTCACGAGGTCAAGGCCGACGCGAAGTATCAGGCCGAGCTGCTGGACAAGCTGCACGCCTTCCGCACCGAGGCGGAAAAAAAGATCGACAAACTGGGAGGTATGCATTGGCTTACGAGATGAAGACAGGAACCGGCAGTCTGTTCAAGAACGACGAGAAACTGACCGAGGCACATCCCGATTACAAGGGAAGCTGTGTGGTCGACGACAAGAAGTTCTACATCTCGGCCTGGATCAAGGAATCGCGAGAGGGTATCAAGTACATGTCCTTGTCGATCCAGCCGCCGCTGAAAAGCAGCGCATTGACCAAACCGGCCAAGCGCATGCCAGTCGACGACGACCCGCCACCGTTCTGACATGTTCCGCCATCTGCTCTGCAAATTGTTCGGCTGCAAGCTGCATTACGTGCGCCGCCTGGGGCTCTATACCCAGCACGCCAGATGCAGGCGTTGTGACAAGGACTACGTCGTCAACTTTTCCGCCGGCACCGTCAAACCGTGGTCGGCAATATTCAAGGACCAGCATGAGAACCGAACGCCCCAGCGATAGCACCCTGCTCGTGGTCTGCGCCGCTGCCATCAGCCGCGAGTTCCATTGCTCGTTCGACCAGGCCGTCGAATGGCTGCGCGCCACGCAATGGCCGCAGGTCGTGCACTTCACCCAGCCCGAACATATCCAATGCGAACACTGACATGATCTCCCCCGATGACCTGCTGTGGACCGCGGACGACGTCGCGTCATATCTGCACTACAAACCGAATACACTCGAGCGAGTTGCCAAACTGCCGGGATTCCCGGCACGTGCTCGTCCAGGCAATCCAAAACTGTGGCGGTCGGGCGACATCATCGACTGGGTGCGCCGCCATGGACAGCCGCCACAAGTCAAGTGCCGTCCGCGTCTGGCGGGCAAGCGATGAACCTGCTGACCACCGCACAAGCAGCCGAGCGCCTCGCAATATCTGCACGCACGTTGCGCCGCGAAGTCGCCGAGGGCAGGCTGGCCGTCGTCAAAATCGGCCGGCTGGTGCGGGTTTGCGAATCCGACCTCGAGTCGTATATTCTGACCAACCGTCGAAAGCAGCAGCCCCTATGTCCGCCTTCAAACGTGGTCGATCTTGGTATGCGCGCTTCGAGCTCGGCGGGCAGCAGTTTAAGAAATCGCTTGGGATTGGATCGACCCGCCAGGACGCGCTCGAGTGGGAAGCGCGAGTCCGCAAAGACCATATCGCGGGGCAGCTAGGCCGTGCGCCGGAACGATCGATTGACGAAGCCGTCAGCCGCTGGCTCGACGGCGACGCGAAAAATCACGCCGACGTCAAAGGCGACGAAGCTCGCGCCAGAGCATGGCTCCCCTTCATCGAAGGCCGACCATTGTCTGCGGCTGTCGATGTCTATGCTGGTGCGAAGGCTGCATGGATCGCGGCAGGCTTGTCGGCTGCTACCATTAATCGCCGGGTTGCGCTCCTGCGCCGGGTGTGCCGCCTCGCTCATGGTGAGTGGGGGTGGCTCGATCTGGATGTCTCCCGGAAACTACGCGCTCTGCCTGGAGAAAAGGCGCGCACTACGTTCCTCACCCGCGAGCAAGTCATGATGCTTGTCCACGCTGCACCAACCGCTCTGGGTGATGCGATCCTGCTGTCGGCCTACACCGGACTCAGGCAGGGTGAGCTGCTGCGCTTGACGCCCGCTGATGCGGTCGACGGCTGCGTGGTGGTCAGACGGGGAAAGACACGGACCAGCATGCGCACGGTGCCGGTACCGCGGCAAGCGCTGCCGATCCTGCAGCGATTGCCGATCGCCTATACCAAGGGCCAGCTACGGCATGCATTCGACACCGTGCGCGAGGCGTGCGGCATGGCGCATGTGCGCTGGCATGATTTGCGCCATGCCTACGGCTCGTGGCTCGCGCAGTCTGGCGCATCCGGCCCGGTGATCCGCGATGCGATGGGACATTCCAATCTTAGTGTGACCAGCCGATATCTGCACACTGTGCCGGCGCATGTGCGGGCGGCAGTGAGAAAACTGAAATGACCGCACCAACATTGATCGAGCAACTGCGGGATGCGGCGGCGACCGGGCGCTCGTTGATCCATGCAGACGTGCTGATGGAGCGTGCTGCGGACGCACTCGCCGCTGGTGCAAACATACTCGCCGCACGCGATGCGGAGGTGGCGCGGCTGCGGGCACTCGTTGACGTGATGCGGCCATTTTTCGAGAGGCACGGATTGGGTTCTAAACTCGCTCCGTCATGTTTGTGTTGTGGTCGATCAACGCAAAATCTCTCGATAGCAATCAGACATATGGAACTGCCCGATATTGTTGTCTGCGTCGAATGCCGTGATCGCGCCGCCCTCGCCCAACCCAAGGAGCCGACATGAGTTGGTACGGATTTTAGACGGCCATTCTCTCCTCCAGCCGCCCCAAACGACTGCCACTGACCACTCACCACAGAGGGAACGACATGGATATCAATACATTACGAATGCCACGCATC